TAGTAAATTATCAGTTTGTGTCTTTGTATAGTAATTACTTAAGTCTACTTCAGTTGAACCTATATGTTCCCATGAGTTATTTACATAAATATATTCATCATAATTATCATTTGTAGATGCTGTTTTAGGAACTAAATAGATTGTTGATGTAGATATATCTTGTGTAGGTAATGTTTGAACTATTTGTATATCTAGTGAACTTACTGAACCTATTAAGCTATCTACTTCACTCTTTGTATATGTATTTGTTTTTGTATAGTAATTAGTTAAGTTGTTTACTGTATTTGTGATAAAGCCTGAATCGTTTGTTAAGTCTGATACTTTTGTAGGAATATCACTTGAATTTGCTTTACTATTTAAAGCATTTTGTAAGTCTGTTTGGTTAGATAGAGTTCCTCCTATATCACCCCATTCGGATGCTCCTGAATCACCTTTATCTCCCTTATCTCCTTTGTCTCCCTTGTCTCCTTTATCACCTTTAGGGCCTTGAGGTCCAGTAGGCCCTGTATCTCCTGTATCTCCTTTAGGTCCAGTTGCACCAGTTGCACCTGCGTCTCCTTTTGGTCCTTGAGGCCCTGTTAAGGCTGCAAGTTGTTCTGGAGTAAAATCTTCATAAGTAAAGGCATCTCCTTTTTCTCCTTGAGGGCCTGTATTTCCTGTATCACCTTTATCACCTTTATCGCCTTTGACTACAGGAACACTTTCCCATTGTCCTTGGTCGTTCTTTATTTTTAATATACTCCTTTAATCACCTCCTATATATCAAATACACTTTTTCCATCTGGGTAATCTAATGAATAGACTTCCACATGGTATGTTCCATCTATTGTTAATGAGTTTGATGAATTATATTTACGATATATATTTACTACTCCAGCATTAGTTATTGAATAAGCATATACTCCGTATGTTCCACTATATGCAGCATATTGGCTTGAAGTAGTATATCTATGTATCAATCTTGCTGCTGTTGACATAGCACTTGTAGAGCCATTTGCTTTATTTGTGTTTACAAAAAATGTATCACTACCTAAGAAATAACCAGCTCTTGGTCCTGCTGTATCTCTTACTCTTACATAGATGATTTTGTCTTTTGTTGATGCTGCACTTCCACAAGAAATTGTTCCTACATTTGAGTTACTTGTAGAAGTTGAGGCAGTAGTTATATATTTTTCTCCTAATTTAGTCCATGCACTACTTCCTGATGAAATACTATCTATTAATGTAGAATAACCATCTAGTGTTGTAGAAGAAGGAACTGTTACTCCTTTTCCTTCAATAGAAGTTTTTATTGCTGACTTTGCATTTTGTAATCTTGTTATTTCAGTTGCTATACTCATTAAATACCTCCTAATAGAGACTCAATATCTCCTAGCATTGTATTTATGTAAGTTACATCATAAACATCTCCTGCTGTTGTAGAATTAGCATTTTTTACTTTGCTTGAGTCTAGTTTATTGTTCCATGTGTTTTTTTCTGTTGTAGTTACAAACTTATTGGTAGAAGAAGAGTCATCTACATAACTACTAGATAATTTATTATAATAACCATATATCAAATTGTAATCATAACTACCGCTTGAAGAACGTTCTCCATAGTGTAAGGCATCTTTAGATAATACCCACCACACGGCTTTTGTTACTCCGCTTGTTTCATACTTTGAAACAAATAAATAGGCTGAGGAGTGAATAGATGTAGAACTGTTGCTATTAGTTTTTATGGAAGAGTCTGCTGGTATTCTATATATTCCTGCTTCTAATTCTTGTGGGTCATAACTTGATGTTATTTTTGGTAATTCTGTTATACCTTCATCTGCTTTACTTGCTAACAATGTATTTAATGCTGTTGTTGTTGTGTAGTTTGTTAGATTATCTGCTGTATTAGTTACAAAGTTATTATCGTTTGTTAAATCACTTGTTTTAGTAGGAATTGTAGGCTTATTTGTTAAGTCATCATAATCCCCACTAAATGAAGTCTTACTATTCCAATTTGTTATATCACTAGAGGTGATTGTGTTTGCTGCACTTGCAGTAAAAATGGGTTCTAGCTCTACGTCTATGAACCCACTATCATTTATTAAGTCTGATGTCTTTGTTGGTATTCCTACTGTGCTATCATCATCTGTATCAATCCATACATCTTTATCTGGATTTGTTGGTTGGTCTGGTCCTATGAATACTCCACTATCTCCAGTATCTCCTTTTTCTCCTTGCTCTCCTTGAATACCTTGTTCACCTTGAGGACCTTGTTGACCAGTATCTCCTTTGATACCTCTTGCTCCTCCAGGTAGTTCTATTTCAATAAGAGTTTCATTTACATTAGTTTCAATAGAAGGAACGTTAAGTTCTAAATTAAAATTATCATTCATTACTTAACACCTCTTTTGATACTTAAATATGCTGAATCTCTTCCCCCTGGTATTAGCGAGTCTACTGTTCCATCCTCTCTTATCATTTTCAAATCATAGATATAATTTCCTATTTCAAAGTTTGCTGTATCACTAGGGTTGATTATTATCTCTGCTTTTCCATCATCAAATTCTGTTACATCTTTTTGAAGTAATATTGTATGGTCTTTGATTTTTCTTACGGTAAACCATAAATGGTCTCCTTCTTTTAAAACATACTCGCCATTTACTTTAGGGCGAACAGAAAAGGTTCCAGTATCACCTCGAACCATTTCTGCATTTAATGAATTTGGGTCTATTCTAATCATTTTATCACCTCTTTTAATTATAGTATGATATTATACCGTTATTTTCTAAATAATCGTTGTATAATGCTTCTTTTTGTTCTCTAGTTAGTGGTAGTCCTTGTATGTAATCTATTATTTTTTGTTTCTTTGTTTTACCACCTGTTCTACTTTCTCCTCTTGCACTTGCAACAAAAGCATGGAAGTCATCAAATGTCTTGCCATCTATTCCTTTTTCTTTTGCTTCCATATATCTATTTCTTGTGTTTGTCTTTTGTGTTTTTTCTACTTTGTTAGTTGTTTTAGTAATGAAGTAATCTGCTAAAGCGTAACCACTTGCTTCTGCATTACTTGCTTTTCTATCTGCTGAAGATAATTCATGACCTGTAACTCTATTTCTTGCTTCATTATAAGCATAATCAACTATTGCTTTAATTGTATCGGCTTTATCTTCATCACTCATTCTTAAGTAATTTCCATTTTTTGTTAGACTTTCTACTTCTCTATCAATAATGCCACCACTTATTCTTAACCATTCGCTCTTTTGTTCGTTAGTTAATTTTGTGCCATCTTCGTTTTTAATACTATTATCTACTAATCTAGGAAGAATTTCTTTCTTATTAGTTGCTTGATATACTCTATATATTTCTTCAGCACTCTCGGTTGCATTGCCTTCACTATAATTTGCTGGATTTAAGAAAACATTGAAGAAATTGTTTTTGCCACCATACATTTGAATTTCTTTTCCCATAGAATTTCTATACACTGGTAAATCTTTTGCCCATGGTGTTTTTGCTTGTGCTTGTGATATTACATTTTGTATTCCATTATTTCCATAAGACATTCTTTTTGTTGGGTCAATTTTTGTTACTATTTGTTGGAATAATGTTGGAACAGCTCTCGCTGGTAAACCTTCTATTTCAGACATCAAATTATCTATTGGGTCTCCATAACCACCTAGAACTTCTTTTATACCTTGCAAGAATGATTGTTCTAACAATACGTTACCACCTGTGCTAAAAGCTTTATGAATTATATATTGTAAATCAACTTCTCCTTCTTTTGCATCTTGTATTCCTTGCTTAATATCTGCTGGTATTGCTAAAGCTGATGCTACTGGTTGAGCCCAATCATAAGTAAATGATTTGTCTCCAATTACTACTGAATAAGGTTGAATACCTAATGTGTTTCTCATAAAATCAGCGACATCTTTATCTTCATCTGCACCACCAGTTATTATTCCTGAATTAGCTAATGCTGCACCTATTCCATATAACATAGTTCCTGCCATTGCTTTTCCTAATTGATTTACAAATGCGTGTTGTATTTCAGGAGTAAATTGTCCATTTTGTATAGACCTTCTTAATTCTTTTCCTTTTGTTAGTGCATTTACAAATCCTGCTGGAGAATAATCTACTATTGCTTTAGTTAAGTTTGCTGGTGTTTTTGCAAACGGAATTATTACGTCTCCTAAACCATAACCTTTAACATTAACCATTTTATTCATTGCTCTTCTTATATCTATAACAGCAGATGTGTAATTATTATCATCTTGATATGTTCTTTCTAAAGCCTCTTGTTCAGCAATACTTTTCATCCATTGAGGAACATCTTCAAGTTTGTCTATTTTGTTTAATTTCATTTGGTTCTCTAAAGATTGTTGATAAGTTGCATTATAAAAAGGTCTATCTCCTAAATCTAATAAGAAAGATATTGCACTATCGGCTTTATTTCCTAGTTTTGCAAATGGATTTAAAACTTTAGCAACACCTTTATGATGCTCATTAAATGATTTACCTTGCCCAATTTCAAATCTATTTCCTTTTGCATCTCTTGTATTTATTCCTAATCTTGCATCTTGAATTGTCTCAGTTGCACCTCTTGCCATTCCTTTTGCTTGGGCAAGTGGGTTAAAGTTTCCTTTTGTTCTTACTCCAGTTTTTTTAGAAATTGCATAGTCAACTATACTGGCAGTAAAATCTCCAACATCATTTATTGGTCTTAATGCAATATTTCCTAAAGGGTTTCTTGTTGCTATTGTTTTTAGGTTTCCTAGCATAGATATTCTCATCCACGCATTTAATGCTTGGCCTTTTTGAGGAGGTATCTTATTTTCAATCATAGATTGAATTTTCGCTATCTCAACTTGTTTTGCTCTATCAACAGTTACTTCTTTCTTCTTTTTGCCTATTTCTATTGTTGTTTTATCGTTATCATTCATTTTATTTAACTCTTGGACTCTTTCCATTTGTTTATTTATGAACTCAACTTCTTCACCGTTTAATTGCCATCTTTTTTTATTTTGTTCAATCCATTTTTTAGTTTTACCTTTTTCAAATATTTCTTCAGCTCTTAATAATTGGTCTCCACACCATTTATACATACCTTCAGGAGTTAATCTAGCATAGTAGTTATACATTTGCATTGTTTGACCTGTCTTTGTTGCGTTTTCTCTCATTTTTCTTAATACTTGGTTAGCAAAATTATAATCTCCGTTTGCTTGAGATTGTTCTATTAATAACCATCCCATTGCTGTATCTTTTGCTGTTAGTTCTTTATCAGTGTTGAAAAACTCTGCTATCGCTTCAGTTCCTCTTGTATTCAAGTCATCAAATGCTTCTTGCATACTTTCTTCGTTTGTAACTTTTCTATAATGTTTAATATTGTCATCATCTTTAACTGTTTTTCTAACTTCATCATTAATAAAGTCAGCTCTTTCTGTTACATTTCTATAGAACTTTGAGTCCCCTATTTTACCATCTTTTAATTCTTTTTGTGTAAATCCATCTTTAGGAACATATTGTCCTATTTTGTTTTGCTTTGAGTCAATAGGTATTTCCATTTTAACAGGCTTATCACCTATTTTAATTCCTGTATCTTCAGCTTTTATTTGGTCTTTAGGTGTATCTTTTAAATCATCATTCTTTATTGTTATTACGTTATCTTCTACTTTATCAGCAACGTTTTCATTAGAAAAAGAACTATCGCTAGTTCCTTCTTTCATACCTTTAAAATAACCATCTTCTCCAAAGATAAAATCGTTTTTATTTCCATTTCCATCTTTCATTAATGCACTTCTATAAGCAAAAGCTTCGTCATATTGGTCTTTTCCAAATTTCTTGTTTAAATCGGCATCTGTAACATCACTTTTTAATTGGTTAGGATTAACCATGAATGACACTGGTGGATTATCATGGTTTTTAGCTATATTGTCGTGGTCATAATCCATATTATGGTCCATTACTGATGCTGTTTTCCAACCAAATATCTTTGAATATATTTCATTTAATGCTTGTTGTGATGAGTTGTAACAATCTAATGTTTTCCCGTTGCTATTTATTTCACTAACTATAGACCTTAAGAACCCTTTTCTTGTTGGGTCTGCATTAAACACAGAAACTACGTCTCCATCTTTTGTTATAGAGAAACCTTGCATACCATCATCTGATAGGTAGTTATTCATTTCATTATAGCCTGTTGAATCTTCATTTGTTTCTACAGGATGTAAGTCAACTAATTCACCATTGTTAGTGTTTGCTCTTGCAATTTCAAACATATCATGGAATGTTTCACCATCTACGTTTTTATGTATATTAAATTTATTTCCTTTTGATTCTAATTTTAATAGCCCATTATTATCGCTGTTGCTGTAGCCTCTACGCTCAAGTTCTTCTGATAAAGCTCCTCTAATTCTTCCTCGTAAATCTTCATCAACTGTTTTGATTGAGTCTCCCCAACCCTCTTCATTAAGTTTTCTTCTACTTTCTTCTTGAATTGTTCTAAAGTCATTACTAACACCTTCTTTCGTGCTTGTATTGTTATTATACTCTATTCTATCTTTATTTACAATATCATTATTTGCCACATTTTCTATGTTTTCAACATTGTCATTTTGTTTTTGTTGTTTATAAGAACTTATTTTGTCTTTAGCTATATATTTTACTTCGCCATTTTCAAATTCTATTGGGTATTTACCAAAACTTGGTAATCCTTTAATTATTCCTTTTTGGCCATCCACAGCGACGCTTTTACCTATATAATTTGTTTTTTCTTTTTGCCTAGCTCTTTCTAATTCTTTTGCTGTTAATCCACCTTCTATTTGCTCTAAAGAGTCTCCTTGAATAGTTCTTCTTATCTCTGCGTTCGTATCATAAGCATTTTGTATTTTGATTCTATTTTTTTCTTGTTGATTATATGTTGGGTATTTATCTATTATTTCATCATTCCTGTTTTGCTCATTTTTAAGTTCTTCAATTCTTGCTTTTTGCTCGTTTGTTAGGTTTCTAGCAACGTTTTGTGTTTCTTGAGGAATTGCACTAGGTTGTGTTGTTTCATTTGAAATTGGTGTGTTTTCTGCTGTCTGAGGTGTTCCTTTTGAATTAAAATATTGCATTGCTGCTATTTCGTCTATATTTAGTTGCTCACCGTTCTGAATTTTTTGATGTATTTCAACTAATTTTGCTTTTTCTACGTCAGGCATATTTTTAACTATTTCTAGTTTACTTTCAAATGTATTTTGTTGATTACCTTGCATTGATTGCTGCAAATCTAATATTGCTTGTGTTCTACGTTGTATTGTATCTAAAAACTGTTGCCCCTGTTGTTCAGTAATATTTCCTTGTTGAACTTGGTTCATTACTTCATTTGTTCCATCGACAGCAGATTTTTGTATATCTTCTGCTGTTTGAGTTTGTGCAATTTGTCTTGCTTGTTTTACATCTATTCCGTTTTGTTTTAAGAAACGATTTGTTTTACCTGCATCTATTGCTTCATCTATATTTCCTATAGCACCTGTTCCAGCACCTATAGAGCCCTCATAAAATGCTTCTTTTAATGCGTCAACAGAAAACACCTCTTTTATTCTCTTTAGTGCTTCCTCTTTATTATCACTTAATATTGCAGCATCAAGTGCTTTTTCTATATATGAGTCAGTGAACTCATCAATTCCTTCTGCTGTTGCACTTCCTAATATAGTTGTTACTGCTGGGTTTTGTATAAACTTTCCAAATTGTTTAGTCAATGTGTTTTCTAACCATGATGGAGAATTATTTCCTGTTAATTTACCACCAATACCACCTAATATTTTTTGTTTTATGTATGATTGTCCTGTCTTTGCAACTGCATCAATTATTGACCTTGTTTTGTTTTCTCCACTATTTAAGTTTTCGTTATATGTATCTGTTAAAATATCTCCATAATATAATGCAGAACCTAATGGAAGCCCAGACATATTTAACCCTTGAGTAACTGCTTGTTTTGTTCCTTCATGTCCAACTTGATATAACCATCTACCTGCTGGATTTTTTATGTTCTCTAAGGTTTTTTCTCTTTTCATCTCACTTTTTGTTGGTAACACTAATTCATTGCCGTTATTATCTGTATAAGTTTGTTGGTCTCTTGTAAAAGAACTAAAGTAATCAGCAATAGCATTTGGAACAATCCCTAAAGTTTTATCTACAGTATTTATATCATCGTTTTGAACATCCCAATAATCCTTTTGGTATTTAGCATAAGTTAATTCATTTTCTTTATTTGCTAAGTCTTTGATTTCTTTTTGATATTTTTCTTTAGTGTTTTCACTTGCTTTTGCTATTTTTTCATTATTTTCTTCTATAATATCTTTTGCTGTTTTTCCTTTATTTTTTGTTTCATAACTTAACTGTCTTTTATCTTGGCTCAATAAATTTCTATTATCTGTTTCTGCGCCTTGTTCTTTCATTTCATTAAAAGCTTTTTTAGATAAATCATTTCTTGCTTCTAGTGTATTACTTAATGCTTCATTATATTGTCTATTTGCTAATCTTTGATTTTCTTTTTTATCTAAATTAGCATTTATATCACTTGTTCTTATTGTTGGTGTTACTGTATTTGTATTTGATGCGTTTACTAAAGCTCCATAGTTTCTTTCGTTTTGCTCATTTGTTCCACCACTTGGCCTTACAGTAACAAATTTTTTTGCTATTCCACCTGACGTTGCGTTTTTTACCACGTTTCCTAATGATGCTTTTTTAGTGCCTTTTGTGCTGTCTGATAAATCACTAGAGTTTACTTCTACTACTTGCGAATTACCATTTCGGTCGATTAAATTTATTTTTTGTTTCTTTTTTGCCATATTTAACCTCCCAATTATTTATATTCTACTAATTTACCTTTGTTGTTTTTATAATAGTATTTTCCGTTTTTTACAGTTAATTTAACATTTTTACCATCTATGTTTGCATAACTTGGTAACAATGCGTTAATAGCATTTGCTGATTGTTGTGCTGCTGCTTGTGCTACTGCATTTGGATTTGCTTGTGCATTTGCACTTGTATCAGTATAACCTAAATCATCATTTGAAGAACCTCCGTAATAACGTCTTCTGCCTCCAGAGCTTCTTCCGCCTCCACCACTACCACTGCTAAAACGTTGCTGTAATTGTTGCTTTTGTAGTGCTAGGTTTTCATTGAATTGTCTTACACTCTCTTGGAATTGTCTTTCTTGTAAATCTCTTGCTAGTTCTTGATTTCTTTGGTCTAGTAAGTTCTTAATATAGTCAGCTTCTATTTGTGCATTTGCACTTGCTAGTCCTGTATTATATGCGTTATTTGCATCTGTTGTTCTACGATTAATGTCTGCCAATGCTGCTGATTCACCTGCATTTAATGTATTAAGTGAAGTGTTTAGATTATTTGCATTTTGCATTCTTGCTTGTGCATTTAATCCTGAATTAGCTCTTCCTGTAGATGCTAAGTATTCTTGAAAGTTTCTTGCACTCATTCTATTTTGTGCATTTGCTGTTGACCTTTGTTGATTATATGTTGCAGCATTTTTTTGTTGTTCTGCTTGTAGATTACTTAATGCTTGATTTCTTGTGTTTTCTAAGTTAGCAACTGCTGCATTTCTTTGTGCATTTTTTAAATTATTTAATTCTGCTTCGTAACTTGCCCTTATTTTTCCTCCTTCCAACTACCATTGTTTCTTATATAAGTTCTTGCTTCTTTCCACTGACCGTTTACTCTAACATAAGGGAATGTGTTTACCCACGAACCATTTCTCATTACTTTTACAGGCCTTCTTACTACTGTCATTGTTTTTGTCATTGTTGAATAATAACTTTGTCCACCTGAGTCTGTTCTTAAAAAGAACATTACATTTTTACTACTTCCAGCAGGTGTATTTCCTCTTAATACTTTTCTATCTTCAGGTGTTAAGTTAAAAGTGTAATTACCACTACTTATGTTTATTTGTCTATAAGGAACATCATCTTTTGCTCCTGTTAAAGATATACACGCATTATATGTTGCATTAGGCATTGTATTCGTTGTGAAATACATTGTTGGATTATCTCTATCTGTAAAGTTAGGAGCTGATGTTATTGTTGGGTTTCTTGCTATTTTTGTTAATGCTGTCCATCCGTTACTTACTCCACCACTATTTGGTGTATATGATGAAGTCCCACCTTTAGTAAAGTAAGCATAAGCATAACCTGATAAAGAACCGTCATCTTTATGTGTTACATTTATAGTTCCTTGTGCTGCTGCACTTGCATTTATTCCTAAACTGGAAAGGTTAATACTTGCTACTTGTCTATCGTAGTTTTCTCTATTGTCATGCCAATAGATTGTTAGTGTAGAGTTGTAACCTGAACTCCATGCTGCTCCTTGAGATGTTAGTGTTGCCTTACACGTTATGTTTGAAGTGTTATTAGGTGTGCTTGTTGAGTTTTCCCAAAATGATGCGTTTAATGTATAGCCATGTCCTCCATTAGACCATAATGTTACACTATTTGATGCACTTGCCATTTAATCACCTCTATTCATATAAGAAAAATATTGAACCTTCATCTCCACTTGATGGTAGAGTAGTCCCATAACCTATCTTTAAATTTGTTCTTGCTGTAGACCAACTATCAAAATTGTTATTACAGATTCTTGAGTTTGTTAATCTTGGGTCGCTTGTTGTTACATAGTTTGTTGGTATTGTTGCTAATGCTTCATCAAGTTCTTCTGTCAATGTTGTATTCAAATAGTCTTTTAAATCTGCTCCAGCTTTATCAAATTTCTCTTTTAGTTCGGCTGAAGTTAAACCATCTATTGTATTTGGTCTATCTGATAGTGCTTGTATATTATTTACGTTTGTTGTCATCTTTGTTAATGGCATATTATTACCTCCTTACTTTAATCCCATTTTATGGATTACATAACCTAGTAATGCTGCTATTATAAAGTAGAAAAGGTAGTCTATGAGTTTGTCCCATTTTCTACCTTTTTCATTGCTTTGATTATCTATTTTTTCACTTAACTTTGCTATGTTTGCATCCATTTCTTTTATTTGAAATTCCATTCTTTCCATTATTGAATAAGTCTTTTCTAAACTACTTATTCTCTTTTCATGCTTTTCAAGTTCTTTATCTACTCCATTAAATCTTTCTTTTATTACTTCCTCGTTCATTTTCCATACCTCCTACTTACTCTCACCAAAGCTTTCAACTCTTAATGCTAGTTGTAAGATTGTGCAATCTGTTTCTTCTGAATTATCTATTGTTATCTTCATGTTAGTAAACTTCTTTGCTTTTAGTTTTAATCTAAATGGTTGAGGATTATTAGATACTTGAAAACTGAAGTCATCAAACATTACATCGTTTAAAACTTGGATTTTATATTCTATTCTCTTCTTTACTGTTGACTCTTTTCGGTTAGTTACATAACCTATCTCTGCACTAGACTTTGCTTGTGGTTGCATTAATACCCATAATCTTGTCATTGTCTTTCTTAAGTATGCTGCTCCAAAGTCGCTGAAATTCATCTCCCAATGGGCTACTATATGCGTATTATCGAATGTTTGAAACTCTTCTCCCCATTTTACTATTCTTCCATCTTCTAGTCCCATATATACTGAGTTTCCTAAATTGGAATAACAAGTAAATGAATCTGCAATTCTTATTCTTGAGAATGTCTTATTATAGTAATTATAAATATATATTCTATTATCATAACCAAACCATAACTGATTTTCAGGTTGAAAGTCTAATGTAGTCATTGCTTTCATATTCATGTCATTTAAGTCGCTTTTGATACGTTGTGATATATCTTCCATGTTTTTTTCATCACGTACATTAGTTGCTTTCCATAGAGTTAATCCTGTTTTATCTATTGTTACTGGGTAGTTATCTATTAATTGCCCTTGTCCTGGTGCCATATTACCATGTATCTCATTTAATGGGTATGTTGACACAGCAGGAACATATCTTTGAACATTAGAGTTATCTGTTAATGTTACATTTAATTGTTCTGTTGATATTGTTAAATAATATGCTTCTGGTCTATTTGTAGTTGCCAAAAGTCTATCATATTGTCTTGTTAAGTCTGTTAATTCAAAGTTAGATGGTCCAATGTCTACGTGTGCTGTTGCTGGGAAGTATTCTACACTTGGCCCTTTTGTTGCCTCTATACCACTAAAATACGTTCTATTTGTACAATTATGGTTTCCATATAGGAATACCCTTGTGTCTACGTCTCCACCAAAAACTGTGCCATATCTCATGCCTTCAATGATACTTCTATCTCCATCATCTAAAGTCCAGTAAATATCTACGTTGTCCATTCCTTGAGGTGGAGCTGTATTAAATGTTACAGTTCCGTTATGTGTATCTACTGTGTAATCTGTTGATTGAAGTTCAGTAGTTCCTACTATAACTCTATCAACTGAAGTTAAATCTACTCCTGATACAAAATAGTTTTGTGCTAGATGATATACAGTAGAAGTTCCATCTCCATTAAATGTTTGGTGTTTCTTTGGACTTAACATATTTATCTCATCATAAATAAGTCCTCCACCTGCTGGTGGTGTATTAATAAAAACAAGAGGTGTATAACCTTCCACCTCTTCTAATGTTGTTCCATCCCAACTTTGATATTTGCCACTTAGAATATATACTTTTTTATCAAATGTGAAGAAAGATACATCTGTTGATGTTCCTATTGTTCCTATTTCTACAGGTGTTACACTTTCCCAGTTCTCATAATCTTCTATTTGGGATTTTAAAAAATAATATAATTTGTTATTTGTTGCTACTAAAAGGTATTCTATTCCCCCTAAATTAGCAGGGTATGTTGCTCTTATTGGGTGCTCGAAGTCCCAAAAAGTTCTATAGCCATACATTTTTCTTAGTTTCAAGTCATTTGTAATATAGAAGTTTTCCATATTACCTGATTCGCCTAATTGTAATTGAGTATCTCCAGTATTTGATATGTTTAATCCTAAGAACTTATCTACTCTTGTTGGAGTTACATCTTTTACATTTGCTATTTGTGCCCTATAAATCACCTCCTAGTAATTTAGTGTTGCATCGTATAAATCTTCTCTTGTCTCTGGTTTTCTTGGTGTTGGTTTGATAAACATACCTTTCATCTCTTGGTATCTTTGCTCAAAGTAATTTGCTAATGTTTTATCTTCATGCAACATTAATTGTGCTGCTAATCCATTTGTTAATAGTGTTTGTGCTTTTATATCATCAACTTGTAATGGTTGTTCAAGACTTTCTATTACTACAGGGTATACCCAATCTTTTTTATCTCTAAATCTATTATCTATACCTATTAGCTCTGTTTGTAGCATTGTTAGTATAGAAGGTGCTTTCGCTCTATATTCTGCTGTTGCTTCTGCATCAAGTTGCCCTGAAGTCAACATTTCATCTATCATTGCCATTGTCATATTAAAAATATCTTCTGCTAACATATTTTACCTCCTCAGAAAAAGAGCTCTTATAAGCTCCTTTTATCAAGAGATAAACTCTTGATTGTATTAAACTGTTGAATAATGTGAATAAATTCCATTTTTCTTAGCATCTAATACGAAAGCATCATAATAAATTCTACCTTCTACTAAGTTTCCACTTATTCCAGGAGGATTATTATGAATCTTATAATCTTTTAGTTTTTCAGCTTTTACTGTTACTGATGGATGAGTAATAAAGAACTCACATCCTGTAGGTAGATAATTGTCAGGAACTTTAACAATTTTAACTCCATCTAATTCTCCTACTAAACCATTTATTTTCATTTTTTGTCCCATTTCACTAGCTAATACAAATGCTGAGTCTTGTTTTAATTTTGCTAATGTTGTAGCATTTACTGCTGCAATTCTTCCTGCTGCTGGAACTAATGCGTTATCTAATGCAGTTTGTCCTGCTAAGAACATTTCATAAGCATTTGATTTAGTAATAGCTCCTTGTGCTGTAACAGGCTTTGCACTTTCAGCAATTACATTAAATACATATTTATCTTCTGTTGGAACAATAACTTCATCAATTTCACGGCTTAATGCTTTACCAGCATCTTTAACGTTCATTTGGTCCATCTTGTTTCCTTTATCAATTATAAATGTAAATGATTTATCTTGAGTAACTGTTAATGATTGTTCATCATCTTGTAACTCTGCTGGAGTTCCATAACGGTTTGCTCCTAATGTTCTATTGTAGTTATTTAATGCTACTGTTGGAATTGAATATACGTGTAATGTTTTTACACCATCCCAATCATAATCTCTGTTTGTAAATCCAGTTGCTAATGATTTCATTTTGAATCTTTCAGCAACTTTGCTTGAATATTTTTCGGCTAAGTTTATACCTAATGCCCTTTATCATCACTTTCCTTTCAAATTTATTCTTCGTTGAATCCTTCTAAGAACAAGTCTACAGAATGATTCTCCTGTGTTGGGCCTGTAGATGTTACTGACCCTACTGTTGAGGCTGCGTTTTTCTCATTTGTTTTGGCTACACTTAATTGGTTCTTTAATTCATTTAATTGCCATTTCATATATGCCTCACTTAGAGAACTCTTTTCTGCTTCCTCAAATACTTCTTTAGGAATATCTTCAGGATTCACATCAGGGAATTTTTCTAAGAACTCTTGATATTTTTTGTTCTTTTCTTCCTCTTTTTGTGTGCTTTCCTTCCATTCCTTCATTTCATTTTTCATTTTTTGGTATTCAAATCTTAATTGCCTACCAGCTAATATTTCTCTTGCTAATGAATCTGGAACTCCGTTTTCAATCATTTCTTCAAGTTCTTGTTCTTCTTGTGCTTTCTTTTGTTCTTCCTCATACTTTTCAACTCGGTCCATGTATTCTTCAACAGATATACCTAATTCATCTGCTTTTGATTTAGCATACTTTTCTAGTTTGCTATTTTGTAGATTTTCTAGTTCTTGCACTTTCTTATCATAGTTTAATCCTTTTTGGTAATTAGAAATTAAATCTTCGATAGAATCTACATTCACTTCTTCTTTGTTATACTTTATCTTTCCTGATAATGCTTTTAACAAAGGTTTAAAATCTACTTCATCTTTAGACTCCTCAGATTCGCTTGGTTTGCTTTCCTCAGTTTCTTCAGATTGTTCGGTTTCTTCTGATGCTTCTTCAGAGTTTTCTTCGTTTATAACTTCTTCATTAACATCTGCAAAGAAATCGTCATCAGACTCCATTGTTTCAGTTGGTATACTTTCTACAACTTTATCTTCTTCCATTTAATTTTCCTCCTTCACCTATGGTTGGGTGTGTGCCCTAATAAGCACTATACTGGGATTATAAAGAGAGGGCCAAATAATCCCAATATACTACCTATTAAGGTAAAGAGGAACTATGTTCTAGTTCCTCCTATTTGTTCTAATTCTTGCATTTTATCTACTGCGTTTCTTCCTACTTCAGTTTGAGGTTGCATTAATTGTTGTGCTCCTGCCTCTCCCATTTGTAGAGTTTGTGCTAATTCTTCATCAGTAGGTAATGGGTTTTCCATGTCTTGAACTTCGTTATAACCTTGTTCAGGATTATCTAATGCTCCCATCATCTCTAATACTGTTTTTTCCATTTGTTCTGGATTTAATTGCATTAGATTTGCTTTTGTTTCAGGGTCTAGTCTGTCCATGAATTGTCCCATTAAATTATAGATTGCTTGTTTATATAAGTCTTGTTGTTCTATAGATGTAATTAATTCTTGTTTATTAGGTATGATTTCATCAGGAATACGTTTTAAGTATTCTACAAATTCTATCATTCCATTATTTAGTAAGTTATCTAATGTTTGAACACTTGCTACTTCACTAAAGTATGAAGCATTTCCTACATCTATTTTTATATGTAACCACATATCTTTTAATATCTTAAAGTCAAATGGCTCTACTGTTCTTTCATTATTAGGACCTGTTACTACTACTGGCCTTGTTCCGTAGTATGTTGCCATCATATCTATGATTATCTTTCCACAATCTTCTACAAATTCATAAAATGCTGCTTTTACGTTCTCTAATGGAACTGCTGCACTCTTTTGTATTGCTATGATTGCTGTTGCGTTATTCATTGTTACATTTCCTAATGAAGCATCTCCTACTCCTAGAGTTTCTTTTGTATATTGCATTGCTGCTTCTATAGCTCCCATTATTTGTGATGACATTGTTGCTGGTTCTAAATAACCTGCTATATTACGTATTGAATCTCCTTGTAAGTTTGATACTGGTATTTGTGCTCCAATCTCATTTGTCCATCCTTCAATTCGGTCTGCATCATATACTGCTGTTGGAAATGCTGTCAACATTAAATGATAAATTACCATCGCAAACATTTTGTTGATTGCTATTTGGTTTGGTATTATTCCAGTTGTTTCAGCACGTCCATGATATGACCCTTTAACCTCTTCCCAGTTGTTAAATGCTATTGGGTAATAAGATAGACCTGTATCTTTCTTTTTGTAGATATATGCCCCTTTTGTGCACTTATTTGCGTATATTTTGCCATCTTCTTTGTAGTATTTGATGATATATAGTGCTTTTTCATAGCCTTCAGCATCATTTTCTACTTTTCCATTATCTCCCATTTGATACTGTGTATCAGAATCGCCCTTAATTAAATCAACACTTGATGATGATTTGTTCTTTTCTGCCTCTTCTTGTAGATTTTTTACTAAATCTCTACCTACTAAGATGATATATGGCTGTTTTTCTACCTGTCTTGTGTTAGGATTTCCGAATAATACGTTAGTTGAGTCGATAATTTCGGCTTTTATTAGTCCTTTTACGTCTGGATTTGTTTGTTTAAATGGTTGTTCATCCATATCAAAGTAAAAATGTAAGCACCAATCTCCTGTATCGAACCCATCACTTAGCAATGTTCTTGATTTTGCATCGAATTTTATGTTTTCTAAGACATTTTTTATCTCTGCATTGGCTAAATCTGTATCTTTTACCTTTTGTTGCATTGTTAAATCGTTTGTTTGAGGTCTATATTCCATTGGTTGCATTGAAATTGATATATTATCTGCCTTTAATGAGGCTATTTTGAATTGTTTTACACGTTTTATTATGTTAAATACTGGTTTTGGTAGTCCATCTGCTACTACATTTCTCCATTGGTCTCCACTTGCGAAGGCTATATTTGCATCTATTACGTCATAATAGTTTTTTTCATTACCATAAAGGCTTTGATTATACTTTATTCCTGCTTCATAGAGTTCCCAATCTTTTGTTACTTCTGCCATTTAAATCACTCCTTTCTCATCGCTTGTCTTTCATCATAGTTCATTAGGTTTTCAAATGATTTTTTAGCTTCTTCCATGCGTTTTTTCTCTTCTTTTGTCATTTTTGGAGTGTTTTCTGGTGTTTTTCTTATTTTTGGTATCTCTATATATAAAACTAATAGAATTAAAGCTAGATTTATTAATATTAAAAATGTCATATTTCACCCTCCATAACTCATATAATCTTTGGTAGCTTTTGCTCCTGCTATTCCTAAGATTCCTAATCTTCTTCTTTGCCTACGTGATTCTTCCCACATTAGCTCTTCTTCTGTCATTATTCTTGTTGCTTTTGTTCTTTCTA